AATTGTGTATGATTATAAAAAATCTCTCTAAATAATAAACAATGCTCATTATTACAATTACACTCATTATTATTAATATTTTCATTCTCATGAATTTGGGTGGTACTGGTGACAAGAAATGGACTATTTACGGGACCATGGGGTGTGGTTGGACTCGTAAACAATTAGAACATATGAAAAAAGTAGGAAAGCCCTATATATTTGTGGATTGTGACAAGGAGGATTGTGGTAAAATGTCAGCTTTCCCAACTATTCATGACCCAAATGGTAAGGAAAGTGTGGGTTTTAGTGAAATTTAAAGACCGCGAACAATTTGAATAGAGAGGGCAAGGACGAAAGCATCTAGGAGGGTACTGATAGGCTTGAGTACCGAGATGTGCTTCACTAGGGACCTGTTCCACACGAGGCGGAGAAGGAAAGTGCTAATGAGTACAGTGAGCACAAAGATGAGAAACTCTTTGAGTGCGTCAGACTTGTTCTGAGATTTGGTAACTTCTTGAATCATTTATTACATACGGATATTTTTTTCTATACAGACTATAAAATGCAGAAAAGACTTCCGCTGAGTGGTTCGGAAAGGAAGTACACAACTAGAAAGTGGGGTGGTCGCACTGGTATAGGAAATAATAATTGTTATGCCTACGCTGTTGGGGATTATGAGTCTTATAGGTGGCAAAAATCAATTCCTGGGGATCGTTCCGGTCTCTCAAACATACCACACACCTACACACACTGTAAAGATTTACGACGACGCGTTGTTTCCGATAACCCCACTAGGGTATACAAGGCTAAGGGTAATGAAAAATGTAAAAAAGGGTATTACAAGGTGATGATGTTTGTTTCTCCTGGGAGACCTACAAATTATATCCGCCAAGGTGATTTTCATTTTTATAAACAACATGGTGTTGTTGAGTACAAGGTAAAGAATGGAGACACTATCAAATCTGTCGCTATGTTCTTCAAGATTCCAGAATCACGAATAAAGAAGGCTGGTCCATTCAAAGTTGGTAAGCGTATTATATTTAGGGCTAATGTATTCAGTCACAAGCGTGGTTGGGCTACTGGTCCACTTCTGACTGATGCAAAGGGAAATGCCATCATAGATCCTCGTAAAGCGAGAAAGGATTATCCAGGTCTCAATTATGAAACCTATTGTGGTTCATTCTGTGTCAAGAACACTGGAATCAAAGTCGGTAAGACCCATCCCAAGGTCAGAAAGAATACTGTCTAAATCTGGTATACTGTCTACATCAAATGTAATATCAAATAAATCTAATACATTGAAAATTGATTCATCATTCAATGACACAGAGTTTCCCACTGCTGTGTAATTGTTCTGAATTGACAACGTAACCTTAAATTGGGAAGCATCAAAAACTTTTCTACAAATAGGGCAAGTATTTTTACCTTTATCCTTCCACTCCTGTAAACAACATGAATGGAATATATGTCCACATCTAATTGGAGGATTTTTCCTAGTTGACCTCACCTCATTGAGACATATAGAACATGTCGTCATTCTACTTGGGGGTTTTAAAGTTTTTTTAGGGATTTTTCTCAGTTAGTAAATGTCAGGCATCTTGAGGAGGGGTACGTTACAGTCGTTGCAGTTAGTCTTCCCTTGGACTTCCTGAACTTGGGACATAAGCTGGGGACCCTGCTGTTGTAAAAGTTTACGGTAAGAATAATTATCCTCAAAAGAAATATTGTTTTGCTTCATGACATAGTTATTAAAGAGTTGTGCTGACGAGTGCATGGTAAAGCATCGGCCATCGGCCATTCCGAGTCGCTGCGACATATTTATTACTATAAAATTAGAAATTAATTCTTTGATTGGTGATTGTTTTCATCCAAGATTGGAACCCCTTTCCTCTGAGGTATTTGACGAAAGGGTCACATTTGTACCCCAAATACACATCAAAGACATCTGTTTCCAAAGTCCTGGCCACTCTAATCCCCGGATTATCATTGATGTGCTGATTGATAATATTGTAGGCGAATGCAATTTCCTTTAGGGTCTCCGCACCAGTGATGATAATCTTACCCGTGCTGAAGATACTACAAGTAATCTCCTTCATATCCTCAGCTGGTTTGAATTTAATCTTTACGGCTGAATATCTATCAGGTTCAAATGAAACCTTAAAGATATTGTCATACTTCTCAAACCAGTCAGACACCATCATGAGATTGATGTTATAATTGAGACTGAAATTTGAATTAATCATAACCACCTTAAAAGATTCCACTGGAACATTGATTTCCAAATTGAGAAACACCTTGAAAATGTGAATCAATTGGGTAATAATACGCTTACAATCAAAAAGATCACAACACCCAGCAACTTGGATACTACCATTTGGGAACACCTTTACAGATTTGGTACTGTAAGTGTCATGATAGGTGAGCGTCACTTGGTTGTAAAATGTCGTAGGTTTCAATTTCCACTCAAACCCATCCATCTTGGAACCCTTGCGACTCAATTTATAAACCCCGATATGTTCAAAAATATTACGAAGCCTTTGAATATCAATATCTTGGATAAAGCTTGATACCATAGTGATTGTTGTAATTTTTATCCATGAGGGTCTAATATTATCTGGTAAGTTCTTCCTAATATCATCAAGAGTAAGAAGATATGAAAAACTGTTATTGGCGATTGTAGAATACATTTTCCTAGTGCATACTTTTCACGTATTTCCGAGTCACTTAGGTGTTATATATATGGTTTACATTCATCTCTACAAGCTCCAACAATTTGAGGAACGCTACAATTTTTAATAGCACATTCCTTAGTTTTTATGACATTCTGACAATAATTATAATAATTATCAGGACTTGCTCCTGGGTATGTTACATTATCATCATATGTTTTAAGTTCTCCACACCCACCACCAACATCTTTGATCGTTGCACCAGGGTTCTTATCACGCCATTCCTGACTTTCAATTAACTGCGAATCTTCTACTGTTTTTATATCTCCTACTGGATTTTTAACAAGAGTTTCTTTGGCTGGGTCCGTTGGACCCGTTGGACCCGTTGGACCCGTTGGACCCGTTGGACCCGTTGGCTTCTTTGGGTCCTCATCACCCGTTAAAGCAGCTGCGATACTAGATGACATAGATGCACACAGAGAAACTCCACCTATAGCGGCTGCTATTAAAGACATTTTTGTTATAATATAATGAAATATTTTTTACTTAGAGATTTAATATGATATAAAAATACATGACTTCATTCCTAAAATCTGCTAAATATGTACACGATATTGATTCTGATATCTCATACGTTGAGATTGTATATGATCGTTACGTGAAGGATAGGGGCTATATATCTTACACAGACTATATTGAAACAGAACCCCTAGCCGATTGGACTTACCTTCAATCCCAAAAAATGTCCATTCAATACGACAAGTTCTTGGATACGATGGTCAAAAAGACTCTTGAAGTGAGGCAGCGTCTAGCAGAATTGATTATTGAGAATATTCTCACCTATGACCAAGAAAATACTGTATACGTGAGGATCGCACATGCTGTAAAAATTATAGATCCCACATTCCAACCACCATACGTGAATATGGATAGTGCTTGGCAAATGGAGTTTCTTAAAAAATTTTGTAAAAAACAACTTACCCACCCAATTCGTGAGTGTAAGAGTATGTCGCGACTAGAATATTTCATTAGAGTTTTACGTATAATAGAGCTAGGGCAATAATGAGTAAAATTAATAAAATCATACGCCAAGGAATACTTTTATTTGATACACCAACCTTAGGCTTCTTATCCCTCGTGAAACCATAATCAATATTCCTGTGAGGTTGGACCGACCTGTTTATATGACAAGGTTCATCCTCCTCAGCGCATAGACCATAATCACAATACACACTCTTCTCTTTAACTGGAAGTCCCACACTTGGTGGAACTTCCTGAAAGTCATCAAAATTACTCGTTTGTCTCACACTCCCTGGAAGGGAAAATTCGTGGGTGACAAATGGGTTAACATCATTGATTGCATCCTCATCATTGAGCATAAACTTACTCATTGTTGTTATTACTTCAGATTATAATTTTTAGTACTCATTTTGAAACTGTGTACTTCCCACATTTTATCTAGATCCACATTCAACATATGAGCCAATTGAAAGAGATAACTAAAAACATCCCCCATCTCCATCATCACATCTGTACCCCTCTCCTTTTTTAGCCCAGTCTTTTTGAACGTCTTCTTATACTGACGAATCGCAGAAGCCAACTCACCAAACTCCTCAGTCAGGAGGAGCCAAACAGTATCTACAGCGGCCCTGTCCCAACCCTTGGATTTACATACCTTTTCAGTTTCAGTCTTGTAGAAATTCAAGCTCATTCTTATTCAGTAAAGACACAGAAACTTTAATACAATTAATTAATTCCAATCTTATCATTGAAATCAATTTTCTTGCCGACCGTACTAGTGTTGATAGGTCTATTCATGAGTTCCCTAGTCGTGTCAATATCATTCGCGTAGGCGATGTACTGTGACACACCCGTTTGGATTTGGGATACGGCCGTCTGAATGACTCGGGAGTTCATAAACTTGACCTGTTCGTTGACATTGTTGTAGTGATCCCCAGAATTGTTGATAAACACAACTCGCATGATACTGTAGAGGTCATCTGGGTTTTGGTAATCTATGGCGATTCCAGAACTGTTCTTGAAAGTCTGGCGGATCCCACGCTGAAGAAGATTTCTATTAAATTCTGAAAAGAACAGGGTGTTCAATGGAGTCTCACACTGTTGGATAGAACTGAGGTTGAGGTCACACATTTAATATACTCGCCGAAAAAAATTATACACATATAATAAATGCTCAACTTTGCTGACTTTAATGAAGTGTACGCCGCAAAAAGTGCCAATGTTGAAAAAATCCCTTGTGAACCACCAACATGCTTCGTTGGTTCCTACGCCCCAGTAGCACCAGCAGGTGAGATGGGGCCATTTTTCGTCAACACCTACCTTCTCCAACCAACCAGAAAGATGGAGGTTGTTGGAACAGTCGCTGTTCGCAGCAAAGATCTCGAGTGCAGGAAGTAAGTTAAAAATAAAATTGGAATGTTAGATATAATAAGATGAGGGTCACTAAACGCTCAGGTCGTATTGAGGATATCAAATTTGATAATGTCACCAATAGGATCAAGAACTTGACACACGAACTCTCAGATAAATGTGACTCATCCAAGGTTGCTCAGCAGGTGTTCTCATCCCTCTATGATGGTATCACTACCCAAGAGATTGACACCCTCTCAGCTGAAATCTGTGTGGGGATGATCACTTCTGACCCCGATTATGAGACCCTAGCTACACGTATTGTCGCCAGTAATATCCAAAAAGTATGCCCTAAAAATTTTAACCTCGCCATGAAAAAACTACAAAAAGCTGGTATCGTGACCCAAGAAGTAGCAGATGTATCCCTCCAAGTCAAGGATGACATCAAAGCCGAGAGGGATTTTGAATTTGGCTACTTTGGTCTCAAAACCCTAGAAAAGAGCTATCTCCAACGCCTAGACGGTAAAATCGTTGAGACCCCCCAATTTATGTTCATGAGGGTATCCATAGGTATCCACGGGAAGGATATTCCAGCCGTCATTGAGACCTACGATAAAATGTCCCAAGGGTTGTTCATTCATGCCACACCCACCCTATTTAACGCCGGTACCCCAAGACCACAAATGTCAAGTTGCTTCTTAATCGCAAATAAGGAAGATTCTATAAACGGAATTTATGAGACTCTCACAGAATGCGCCCAAATCAGTAAATGGGCAGGTGGTATCGGGATGCATATCCACGATGTGAGGTCCAATAAATCTAGGATTAGGGGTACCAATGGTCAATCCGATGGTATCATCCCAATGCTTAGGGTTTTCAACGCAACCGCTAGGTATGTAAACCAAGCTGGTAGACGCAAGGGTTCAATCGCCGTCTACTTGGAACCTTGGCACGCAGATATTTTGGATTTCCTTGAAATTAGATTGAACCAAGGAGATGAGGAGGCTAGGTGTAGGGATCTCTTCTCAGCCCTATGGATTCCAGACCTGTTCATGAAGAGAGTTGAGGAGGGGGGTAAGTGGTCCCTCTTCTGTCCAGATAAGGCACCAGGTCTCTCAGATGTCTATGGCGAGGATTTTGAAGCACTCTATACAAAATATGAAAATGAGGGCCTAGCCAACTCAACCGTACCAGCCACCGAGATCTGGAAGGCTATTATTAAATCCCAAACTGAGACTGGTACCCCCTATATGCTCTACAAAGATGCATGCAACAAAAAGAGTAATCAAAAGAACTTGGGAGTCATTAAAAGCTCAAATCTGTGTACGGAGATCATAGAGTACACCAACAAGGATGAGACTTCTGTGTGCAACTTGGCATCCATAGCCCTACCCAAATATGTGGATAGGGAGACAAAGACATTTGACCATGATAGACTCCATGATGTAGTCAAGACTGTCACGAAGAACCTGAATCGCGTGATTGACCGCAACTTCTACCCTGTAGAGACTGCTAAGAGGTCCAACATGAAACACCGCCCTATTGGATTGGGTGTCCAAGGTCTAGCAGATGTGTTTATCCTCTGTGGTCTCCCATTTGATTGTGAGGAGTCTAGGCTCATGAATGCCCACATCTTTGAAACCATTTATCACGCAGCCCTAGAGGCGAGTTCGGAATTGGCCGAGGTTGAGGGATCCTACGAGAGTTTTGAGGGATCCCCAGCATCCCAAGGTATTCTCCAACCAGATATGTGGGAGGGTGAGACTAAATTCAGTGGTAGATACGACTGGGATGCAATGAGGGAGAGGGTGAAGACTAGGGGTCTCAGGAATAGTCTCCTCCTAGCCCCAATGCCCACGGCTTCTACAGCCCAAATCCTAGGTAATAATGAATGTTTTGAACCCTATACCACCAATATCTATTTGAGGCGTACCCTAGCGGGTGAATTTGTAGTCGTGAATCAACACCTAGTCCATGATCTCAAGAGGGTGGGTCTATGGTCAAATGATATGAAGAATTTGATGGTCAAGGCTGGTGGGTCAATCCAAAATATTATGGACATCCCAGACGACATCAAGAAACTCTATAAAACTGTTTGGGAAATTAGTCAAAAGTGTATCATTGATATGGCGGCTGACCGTGGACACTTCATTGACCAATCCCAATCTATGAACCTCTTCATGGAGAGCCCCACAATGTCCAAACTCTCCTCAATGCACATGTACGCATGGAAATCTGGACTCAAAACTGGAATGTATTACTTGAGGAGTAAGGCTAAGGCGCGTCCTATCCAGTTCAGTTTGGAACCAGATTGTGTTGCTTGTTCTGCTTAAAGTTTTGAAACGAGTTAGAACCAGAAGCAATGGACAAAGCAATTGATAACATCCAAATTAATGAATTCAACTCTAGGAAGATCGTCATTACTACAAAACAAGGTACACCTTTGCGTATCCAATTCCCTAGGATGTACATGCCATTTGGTGTCTCTGGTTTTGTACCCGAAGTTGGACCCACAAAATACAATATTGACTTTGCCATCAAGGGGTACGACGAGGAGGGGAGCTACATGAACCTCTTTTACACCTCCCTAAAAAAGCTGGAAGATAAAATTATTGACGCAGTCTCTGAACAGAGTGAAGCCATCTTTGACACTAAGATGACTAGGGAGGAACTACTTCCAATGTTCAACTCAAACCTAAAAGAAATTGCAGATAGGGAACCCAAATTTAGGGTGAAGGTTGATACTGATATGGATGATAATATCAAGGCGAGTGTCTATGACGCCGATAAAAACCTAATTCACGATACAATTACAAACGGTCTATACGCAAGGAATTCAGGACATGCTATTGTTGAACTCAATAGCGTGTATTTCTTGAATAAGAAGTTTGGTTGTACTTGGAAACTCTATCAGTTGGTTGTGTA